ACTTGCTTTGAAAATAAGGGTAAAGTCAATAGTAGGAATTTCACCTACGATGGTCCAACTTTTCCCACCGAGCGTAGCGAGGTGGTGAAGGACGAAATGAGTAACCATTTGTAATAAGGTATATTTGTCTTCGGGACTCACTTACTACGGCTGAAATTAGTAACACTAAGAAGCAACCTCATTCAAATTACTTATAATACCTTATTGGTTTGTCTTTATATTGTTCTAATTTATGTTTTGGAAAATTCGGCGTTTGAAATGAGAAAAGGTGTATATCACTCAAGAACCCACCTTTCACAAGACTCTGTATGTGACGCCTTCCATGGACCACCTTCTAATGTTTTATGGCATTCTACCATAGAACCCCAGTGGTCATCCACCGAGTCATAGAGTTTCACGGTGATAGGTGCGGGGCAGAGCCCCGCACATGAATCGTTCCCCCCCGAGGAGGGGGGGACTCGTGCGCATGCGGTGGTGACTCTGGGGGAATTTTTGTATAGAGACCTCTATGTCCGACATTTTTCATTGGACCTTTCTTCGCCCCCAAATTGGTATAAACAAACGCGTATGGTTAGTTGTACACATAACATCACGTATTTGAACGCACCGCCGCCGTCCGCCGCCGTTCCTTTTCACGCCATGAACGAAGACAACAACGTTCTCACCATCAAGACGGTGCAAATCCAGCCCATTCGGAACATCATTACGGCCATCAAAGACATTTTGACGGACGCCACGATCACGTTCACGAAGGAGGGCATCCGTATCATCAACTTTGACAAGACCCACACCATTTTGGTCAACGTGGTCTTGCACGCCAACAAATTTGAAAAGTACGTGTGCAAGCCGGACAAGATTGTGATTTGCGCCAACACGTTGCACTTGTTCAAGGTCATTTCCACAATGTCGAACGACGATACGTTGACCATGTACATAGAAAAGGCCGATTATCACGACGGGGTCGTCTCGCACTTGGGGTTGCAGTATGACAACGGGGACATCCGGCAGTGTTACAGTCAAAAGCTCCGGCTGTTGGAGCCGGACGCCGAAGAGCTGGTCGTCCCGGACATTGTGTATAGCACCATCATCAACTTGCCCAGCTACGATTTTGCCAAGATTTGCCGCGACATGAATTCCATTTCGGACCGCATTGAGATCCGTTCCATCTACTCGGACCTCATTTTTTCGTGCGAAGGCAATTTCGCCAGCACCAAGATTTACCGCTCGGAGTCGGACGGCTACACCGAATTCGTGCAGCGTCCCCCGGATCCGTCGGTGGTGATTCAGGGCGTATTTTCAAGCAAGTCGCTGCTCCAATTCATCAAATGCACGCCGCTGTGCAATCAGGTCGAGATCTATCTCTCCAACAACTTGCCGATGATTGTGTCGTACGCGGTGGCCTCGCTCGGCAGCATCAAACTGTGTCTGGCCCCGCTGCCGCCCATGTAAAAATCCAGTTCGCAACATAATAACATATTTACGTATATGTTACAATGATCTTGGTGGTGGACAACACGGCCGGTCAGGCCAAGCCCATGTATTTGCCCCATTTGCTCGCGTGTATTACCCGGTCCGGTCACAGGTACCGGTTGGTCCGTTCCATTGCGGACATTCAACGCGTCCCCGCGTCGGAGGTGGAAGGCGTGGTGCTGTCGGGGTCGCCACTGATGGTTCGCGACGACATCTTCGTGACCAACCAAGACCTGTATATGACCAATGTCTATGCCATTTTGCAGCATCATCACCTGAACGTACCTATTCTCGGCATTTGTTTCGGCTGCCAACTGCTGACGGTGCTGGGCGGCGGCAAGCTGCATTCCCTGCGCCGGTCGGTGTGCCGGTCCGTACCGGTCGAGTTCGAGGCGGCGTCGTGGCTCCGTCGCCCGATTCCGCCGGCCGACACCCCCGGGACCCGGATGCGGTTTTGTTGTCGCTACGCGCCGTACCAAATTCCCGCCCATTTCCGCGCATTGGCCCACGTGGTTCTGGAAGGTCACCGGCTGCCCTGCATGATACGGCACCGCACGCGGCCAATCTACGGCTGTCTCTTTCACGCCGAATACCATCCCGAAACCCGTTGGGTCATTGAGACATTTCTGAACGATTGCCGACAACGTCAGTCTCGGGATCCATAAGCATAAGTACAATCATATAGAAATTTAACCAGATAAACTTGTAGCTGCCTGCCTGTAATAATTGGCCACCGCGTCACGGTAATCATGTCGTCCCCCCCTTCGGTAGCCCCGTTTTCATCGGAGATGGGATATACCGGTTTGGCGAATTTAGGCAACACGTGTTTTCTCAATTCCAGTCTGCAAATTTTGAACCACGTGTATGAATTGCGCACCCATGTACATGGACCACGAAAGACGGCCGGACAATGCGAGGTGAGCCCGGAAACGGCGTTGCGGAACGAATGGCACGAACTGCAGGACCTGATGTGGAGTTGCAACGGGATCATCGCCCCCAACAAGTTCGTGAATTTCGTCCAACAACTGGCGCAACACAAGGGTCGCGACCTGTTCACGGGGTGGGCCCAGAACGATCTGCCCGAGTTTTTGCTGTTTTTGATTGAATGTTTTCATAAAAGCCTGGCCCGTCCTACCCAGATTCGTATTTCCGGGACGCAACAGACCGACACGGACCGTTTGGCCGTCGAATGCTACCGGGTTTTACAAGATGTGTACGAAAAGGAGTACTCGGAAATCATGGAGCTCTTTTACGGGATCCACGTCTCGGAAATCGCCCCCCTGGACGCCTCCGTTCCTTTTGCCGGCGTCTCGACCCTATACAGCATGAAGCCCGAGCCCTTCTTTATGCTGGATTTACCGATGCCTCCGTTCCTTTCGCGCAACCGTTCGGACTCGATTGGACACCTGTTGCCGAAAGAAACGGAGGCGCCCTCGGGTGAGCACGACGGGGTGTCGGCGGACCGAGACATCAGCGTGTACGATTGTCTGGATCGGTTTGTGCGTCCGGAGGTGTTGTGCGACGACAACGCATGGTTCAACGAAAAAACGGGGCAGCGCGAGACGGTGACCAAACGTCTGAAATTTTGGAATTTCCCTAAAATCCTGGTGATCACGTTCAAACGGTTTGGCGGGGCGAGTGGCATGGTGAAACGTACGGACCTCGTGACCTTTCCTTTAGAGAACTTGAACCTTGCCAAGTACGTGGCGGGGTACCATCCCCACCGATACGAGTATGATTTGTTCGGGGTCTGCAACCACATGGGGGGCGTGATGGGTGGGCACTATACCGCGTATGTGAAGAACTTTAAAGGGGAATGGTTGCATTGCAACGATACCGTATGTGAATTGGTCCCGCCGGACCGGGTGCAGGCGTCGTTGGTGACGCCGCACGCTTACTGCCTGTTTTACCGCATCAAAAAGTCAAACGGTCGGGAACACCACAAAACATGACCGTATTATACTATAGACCAAAACCAAAACCAGAAGACATGGGGTCTGATTCCGATTCCAATTCCAATACCGATAATAAATCCAAGTCTGACTCGGAAGATGAAAAAAAAAGTCCTACCCTGAACTTAACGGCCGGTCTCAATGAGGTATTTTCAAAGACGACGTTGATTTTCGTGGTGTTGTTCCTGGTGATCTATTTTGTGGCCTACATGGTGATTCACAAGTTTGGCGGCGGATCGTCCAGCGACGGCGGGGTTGCCTCGGACCAACAGAAAGCGATGGCGTTGAGTCGCACCGTGGACTTTGTCCTGGTAGCCCTCATCCTGTTTGGGTGTGTCTACTACTTGATGAATTTGAAGACGACGGCCGACGGCGATGTGGTGCGCAATGTGTTAGTATGGACGCGCGACTATTTCGATAACCCCGACAATCTGGTGTCGTTGCCCTTGTTCATCATCGTTTTTTACAGCATCATTTACCTGTGCCAAATTCCGATGGCTGCCGGTACCAAACCGTACACCATATCCTTTTTGGAAAACAAGTTGTGGATCTTTTTTGGTGTGCTGGTCGTGTTGTTGGCCTTCAAGTACGTGCTTAATATTTCCCTCAACGACTACATCATGAACCACCTGATTTATTGGTGGGATGGTCGTGATACCGGCGACCTCTCGTTGCACGACAAGGACAAAAAAGACAAAGACGCGTCGGGAAATACCACCACCGCCATCGCTGCCACCAGCAGCAGCGACGAAGTGTTTAATATCTCGACCAACGTGTACACGTATGAGGACGGGCGCGCCGTGTGCAGTGCGATGGGTGCCCGGTTGGCAACCTACGACGAGGTGGAGCAGGCGTACATGAACGGCGGCGAGTGGTGCAACTACGGATGGTCGGAGAACCAGATGGCGCTGTTCCCCACCCAGAAAACGACGTGGACTGCCCTGCAAGGACAGAAGGGCCACGAAAACGACTGCGGGCGTCCCGGAGTCAACGGCGGCTACATTGCCAATCCCAGTGTGCAGTTTGGCGTCAACTGCTTCGGCAAACGCCCCGCCGCCACGGACGACGACCTCACCCGTCTCAAGGCCAATTCCGTCAGTCCCGAAGTGGCGGCGGCACAAAACGATCCGATTGAACAAATCAAAGTGCAGTATTGGAAAAATCACGCCGACCAGTTCCTGAAACTGAACGCGTTTAACCGCACTCAGTGGAACGAATACCCGACCACTGCTACTGCAACTGCTACTGCTACTACCACGTCGACAACATCCACGTCGAGCACGAGCACAAAGACATGATTCTACTAATCAAACCAAAGTACATGTATAGGAATTTTCTATACATGCACTCCTGTAATTATGTCGTCGTCTTATTTACGTTTGACGGATTTGGTATGCACCGCTTCCCATAAAGTATCGTAAGTCGTGTCCATCGGACCATGTCCATGCGGTTCGTCATTGTACACCGCCAGGGGCGACCCCAATACCTTGGTTTCGTGCGCTCGACGCACCGAAGCCAGACGTGGGTTGTGCACAAAGGCCCACGGCAAGCCTAAATTCGCCAGACGGCCTTCGTGGTTTCCGTCGTCGCCACCACCGCCGCCACTGCCGCCGCGCATTTTCCGAAAACTCTTGATCAACGGAGACACGAAACAAAGAGGATTTGCCGCGCTGTTCATAGATCGATGGCTGGATCTATCTATGAACTATATACACATATACACATTTCGGTTTCGGTTTAAAACGCCGACCCAAAGACCGAGCCCGAGAAGTTGGCCGGCATTGGGCCCATGTCCATCATCATGGCCGCGGCCGGACCGCCGAACCCGGGCGACGTGGCCTGACTCATCGGCTTGCTACTGGTCGCGATCGGTGCCGGGGGAAACAACCCGGACGGTGATTCGTCTAAATGGTCCGCCTGGCTGGGCATGTGACGCGAGCCCCCGCCCCCCCCTCCGTTGCCCTGTCCCTTCTTCGCCGGCCGGTCGTCGTCACGCTTCCCGTCCCACAAATCGAGGAAGCGTTCATAGATGATGTTGGTCTTGAGGGCCAGTTTGCTCTGGATGCTGAGGACCAGCACCAAAAAGGCCAGGATCACGTTGGTCAACGCCAAGTTCTCGTATTTGAACCCGGAGTAGGTCGGCACATAGGTCACGAGGCGGTGGATCAGGATGATTCCACCGAACATGACAATCAACTGGACAAAGATTTCAAAGAAGAGTTCCAACGACGACTTGTCCAGGTCCGCCTCCGGGATGTAGCGCTGAATCAGTTTGTTGAGGGCAAACACCGGTAGAAACGCCAGTCCCACGTACTGCAGAGTATTGAAGACCTCGGCTTTGCCCTCTTCCGTGGTGGAAAAGACGTGGCCCAAAAAGGTCCGGCGGGGGGGCAGGTAGTCGCTGCCGTCGCCGCCAGCCAAAGCAGCCATTCCTCCGTTCATTCTATGTATGTATGTCTATACGATAACTATTCACAATGTTTTACAGAAACATAGAATGATATGATGACTCAACTCTAACTCTAACGCTAACGCTAACGCTAACGCTAACGTAACATTCACGAGATGCCCATAGACTACGATGTGCCGGAAGAGTACCAGTATTTGAGGTTGATTCGGCGGATCCTGGCGCAGCCGACGTCGACGCCGGGGCGCAACGGCGCGACCCGGACGGTCTTTGGCGACATGATGCGTTTTTCCCTAAAAGACGGCACCTGGCCCCTGTTGACGACCAAACGGGTGGCGTGGAAGACGTGCGCCCACGAATTGTTTTGGTTCATTCGGGGGCAGACCTCCAACCGCGTGCTCAACGCGCGGGGGGTGCACATCTGGGACGGCAACGCCTCGCGCGCGTTCCTGGACAGCCGCGGGCTCTATGACTACGCCGAGGGCGACCTCGGCCCCATCTACGGCTTCCAGTGGCGTCACTGGAACGCCCCGTACGGCGGCGAAAGGAACGGCGGCATCGACCAGTTGGCCGACGTGATCCGGCAGCTGCGCGACCCGCGCCCCGACGGCGCACGCACGTCCCGACGTCTGCTCATTTCGGCGTGGAACCCGGAACAACTCGACCAGATGGCGCTGCCGCCGTGCCACGTGATGATGCAGTTCCATGTACGCGAGAACCGGTATTTGTCGTGTGCCATGTATCAGCGCAGCGGCGATGTAGGGCTCGGCGTGCCGTTCAACATTGCGTCCTACAGTCTGTTGACCCATCTGCTGGCGCACCATTGCGGCCTGGAGGCCGACGAATTGGTGTATTTTCTGGGTAACGCGCACATCTACGAAGAACACGTCGCGCCGCTGGAAGAGCAGTTGCAGCGCTTCCCGACGTACCCCTTTCCCCGCATCCGTTTCGACGGGCCTCCTCGTGACCGCATCGAGGACTACGACGTGGAGGACATTCAGTGGGTGACGACGTACCAACACCATCCCGCGATTTCGATGAACATGGTGCCCTGAAGGCGAAATTCCTAAACTCCTACCCACCCTCCACCCACCCACCCACCAAGGATTTGTATAGGAATCACCCACCACATGTCCATCAATCAATCTCAATCAATCAATCAATATAAACACTTGAAATCAAGACGTATATATCCACATACATGAGCATCGCCAACTCCTTTGCTAAAAAGCGTCGTGCCCCGATCGAGCAAGCCCCGCCTCCGCAGTCGATGTACACCAACAACTATTCGCGGAACGGCAGTGCCTCGGCTCCCGACCATGGTAATGGTAACAATGGCACAATGGGGGGAGGATTCACGTTGCCGCAGGTCATTGCATTGATCGACAAACGTCTGGTGCAATTGGAGAAGCAGGCCGTGGCAGTAGAGGCAAAAACGGAGGCGCTTTCCGCCAATGTTTCTAATGCTTCCAATGTGGGTGCGGGTGCGGCCGACGACAAGGTGTCGGTGGAGGATTTCCAGCTTATTCTGAAGGAGTTTAATTCTCGGTTCGATGTCTTGGTCGAAGAGTTTGCCAATTACAAGGACCGTATGATGAGTCTGCAGGCGTTTACCATGGATGTGAACCGCAAGTTGAGTGAACAGTTGGACCAGGCGAACGAGGCCATGCGCAAACTGGCCGCCCCCCCTCCGAAGGAGTGCGCTGTTCAGGCGAAGGTCCCCCAACCGTTTCCCCCCCCAGTGGCGCTGGTTCGCGGAGTAGCTGGCAACCAAACCGCGCGGTACATGGATACGCCCCAGCCTCAGGAACTTGGATTCAGGGGACGAACAATGACGGACAGCGCAGCAATTGCCCCCATCGGGGGCTACGGACAAAGTTCGTCCGTGGAATTGCGGTCAACCGCCAGCGAATTCTTGCCGGACCAGTATGTTCCGGACTATCCTAAATACATGCCTTCGTCGGTGCACCCTTCGGACCGGGCCTGGCATTCGGCCGATTCCATGCAGGCAATCCCGGTCTTTGACCGTCGGACCGATGCAAACATGTATAAGACCAATTCCAATAGCCACAACCACCACGTCAACCCCAAGACTAATCGTATAAACCATAACCATCATAACCATGACCGTGACTACGCGGACGCAGACGAGGACGATGACGAGGATCACGAGTACCGTAATGACGACTACGAGTTGGATTCGTTGGTGGATTCGTACGGAGGCTCGGTGGATCCTCAGTTGTTGTCCATGTCGATGTCGATGTCCATGCCTCCTCTGGTTCAAATCCCTCCTACCTTGCCGCGTTGGATGATTCATTCGGACAAAGAAAATGATGACAATAACGATCACGATGGATGGGAAACGCCAAGTTACCTCCCGGCCCAGCCCCCAACCCAGCCCCAAGCCCAGGCCCAGACTCAAGCTCAGACTCAAGCTCAAGCTCAGACTCAAGCTCAAGCCCAGACTCAAGCTCAAGCCCAGACTCAAGCCCAAGCTCAAGCTCAAGCCCAAGCTCAAGCTCAAGCTCAGACCTTTTCATCACCCTCCAAGCAATCACCCCCACCGACGACTGCCGTTCCTTCTGTTACCCCTGCGTCAAGCAAACCCAAGACAGTCGAGGTGACCGAATCGTTGACTTTGCCCACCACCGCGTCGAAACAAGGTCGCAAAGCGGCGAACGGAAACGGCGGGGCGACCGGACCCCGTAAGATTGTGTTGGAAGAAAATACAGCGTAAAAAAGTAAAAGGGTGTAAAGGGCTTCCTATCTATGACTACCATATAACCAACGTTACCGGGGAGGAGGTCCACTTGTGGGGTCAATATGGAACGCGTCCACCAAGAACTTCAGCAAATTCAACAAGAATTCTATTCTGCCACCCCGAAACGCATCTTCTTCGGGAAAACCGCGCAGAAGATGGAATGTGCTCACAACATCGCGTCCCGCTTCTCCGTCGACGAGTTGGTAAAGGCCACCGCCTTTTCTGTTCCCCATACCAACGTGTTGTATTTCGATTATACTCTGTTCAAGATGTACGCGACACCGGAACACTACGAGCCGGTCGTCGCGCACTTGCTGCGCGAAATCCAGGCGGTGATTGATACCCACGGCCAGTTTGAACTGCACGTCAATCTGCAGACATTTAGCGTGTCGGCGGCGGAACGGTACCGCGATGCCATCCAACTCTTCGGGATCCGGGGCGGCGAATGCATGGGCGACCATCTCACCAAAGTGTGTATTTATCATACACCGAATGTCATTCATACGGTGGCCCGGGTTCTCTCCGGCATCTTGTCGCGAGTTTTTCGTGAAGACATTCGCGACAAGGTCACCATGATGGACAAGGAAATGTCCCAAGAACGTCTGCAGACCCTCTTTTCGTCACCGTAAAAAGCATGGAGTTTACACCCGAGCTTTGCCAGGATTCGCGAAGCGAATCCCCGGTTGTCCGCCTTCGGCGGACCGACTCGGGTGTCACGACAAATTGCCGAAGGCAATTTGAGAAGTGGCAAAAAATTGAAGCACGTGGTCTCGATACAGGCTTTCAATTGCATCGTATATTAATCAACTATGAATATGAATACCATCATCATTTTCGTTATGCTCTCTGTGCTGTTTTCCAACGTGACTTCGTACCATTTTGGTACGGGTACGAGGATACCCACCAGCTACCTGTTTCCGTCGAAGCGGGTGATCGTTCCGTTTCCCCCGCACATCTTGGCGTACGCGGACCATCACCACCTCCACCCTTCTTCTGTCAATCCTCCCTCGCCTCCATCCAGTTTACCCCACCCCACACATTCCTTTCCCTCCAAAGACTGCCGAAACTGCAAGTATTTCATGTCACACATGTTCGACGAGACGTTTGCTACCTGTGCCAAGTTTGTATGGGAAGACGACCTGAATGACGACAAAGATGACGATACGGACGCGGATTCACGGTTCAACCAACACCCGTATTGCAGTTCTGCGAGAAAATACGACGAGTTGTGCGGCAGTCAAGGCAAATACTTTGAACCGAACACCCACTGACACCCCTACCCAGAACCTGTATATCCCCAAAATCCAAAATCCAAAAAATGACAGTCCCGCGCTTGTCATTTTTTTCTGTTTGTGCGCTTGTTCGGTCGGGTTTAGTTTACCCGATGAAGATCCACGTGGTAAACACTTTGTCCACGTGTTCTCGTGCCTGGGCGTCGTTCCCACGGTAGGCGCGGTAGATTTCTTTGACGTAGCAAGCTCGTGCCATGTACCCCCCGACCATGATCACCAACAGAGCCGCGACGAGGCGTTGATTGATTACGAACGCGAGGGGCTCGCCCGAGAAAATGGCGCTGACCAAATTCAAAAACGCGACATAGATGATGATATGGAACACAATGGATGCGGCAATTTGTACGAACAGTTGGCTGCGAAATACCTGTGAGAAGGTGAGGTTGGGGTCGGTGGTAGCTAAAAATACCTCGGTAAACATGATGTCTCTCTCTCACTCTCGATTCTATATACTTCCATTCGGAAATGATTTCTGGATGACATAGCATAGCATACCATGACGGATCCGTTCACCCATCCGCCCATCCCACCAACCCTAACCCAAACCTGGTATTGCTACATTCTGCGCAACCGCCAGCCCGCCTACGCAAACCTGACCTACAATGGGTCGACCAACGACCCGCGTCGACGTTTGCGGCAACACAACGAGGAAATTGCCGGCGGGGCCAAGTTCACCCACGGTAAAGGCGGTGGCTGGGAAATCTATGCCCTGCTCGCCGGTCTCCCCGACCACCGCAACGCACTTTCGTGTGAATGGCGCATCAAACACACCTTAGGCAAACCGGGCAAGCGCCCCAAACAGCACTGCGGTGTCCGGGGACGCATCCTGGCCCTCAACGACATTTTGCGGCTGGACAAGTGGACCCAACAATGCACGTATAGTAATTACACCGGTGGCCACCATCTGACCCTGTATTTAGCCGATGATGTCGTCTCGTGCGTGGACCTGACAAAATTGCCCCCGCACGTTGTGTTCGGGGGAAGGGTGCCACCCGAGTTCTCTTCGTATGTTCCTGTTTCTGTTCCTGTTTCCTGTACAGAGATAGGGATTTAGAGACTGGTTGAGTGATACATACAGTTGGATTCTAAGGTGAAAAGGGATGGATCTACACATACATTCGTGTTACAAGGCCGAGGCCTTTAGCGCCATTTTCCAGACGCTCAAGGCCTTTACCGAGACCGTGAATCTGCAGTTCACCCCCGAGCGAATGTACATTCAGGCCATGGACAGTGCCCGTATTTCGGTCCTCGAGTTGATTTTGCCGGCCGGCTGGTTTTCCCAATACCGGTGCGAGGTGCCCGTGACTCTGGGGATTCACGTCGGAGTGCTGCACAAGATCCTGTCGGCCCGCGACAAGACGCAAGTCTTGCACATGCATTATGACGCGATGGCCGCGAGTGACCGTTTGGAGGTGCACATGATGCTACCCGACAGTTTGGATACCGAAGCGAAGCGGAGCGGCGGGGACCGTACCATTTTCGACAAGCATTTCGATACGCCGCTCGTGGATTTGGAATGCGATGTGATGGAGATTCCCGAGATTGAGTACCAGGTGGAAATCACGTTGCCGTCGGTGCACTTTGCGACGCTGGTCGCGCAGATGCGCGGGTTTGGTGACCATTTGGACATACAATGCAACGAAGAGCGCGTGACCATGTCGACGATGACGGCCGAGTCGGGTAAGATGACGGTCGACGTCGACAACGAGGACCTCATCGGGTTCGCGATCGAGGAGGACCAGACGGTGCGCATGTGTTTTGCCTTGTCCCCGTTGCAGACAATTTCGCAGTATTGCAAGATTTCGAAGGAGGTCGACCTGAAACTCCACGCCGAGTACCCGTTGCGGGTGGAATACAAGCTCGATGACGGGGGGGTGGCGTCGTTTTACCTGGCGCCGAAGATTGGCGACGACTGATCGGCGTGTGCGTATGTGCTGCGTGCGTCTACACGCTATCATAAAAAATACGATTCATCACGTATATATACCGTACCGTACCGTACATATACATAAAACATTATTGTGCAGTGCAATGAGGCCATTCTACGCCATCGTGGTATTTATCCTTGTGGCCCTGGTGTACAGTCACCTCGTTCAGGAATTCGCGCCATCCTCTGTGCCTGGAGGTGGCGGCGGCGCCGCCGTCCAGGCCGAGGTATACGAGCTCGACTACAGTGATCCGGCTACGTTCCACGACACGTGCCGGGTACGGCACCCGGTCGTGATTCTCGACCCGCCGGCGTACCCATCGTCCATATCGACCAGGCAAGAATGCCTGCGCCGATTTCCTCAACACACCCTGTATGTGAAACATCGTCAAGATTATCCCCTGGACGTCGAAGGGATCGATGTCCGGTTCGACACGGCCATGACGGGAATGTTTTCGACCCCGACCCCCCCCGCCGCCGCCACGAATGAAGCCGTCTCGGACGTGCCGCGTTCCCCGTGTTCCCCGTACTTTACCGAAAACAACGGGAACGGCTTCTTGCGCGAAACGGGCATAGACCACACGCTGGCCGAGGAAGGCGACGCGGCCCTGGCCCCACCCATGACGTCGTACCGCGCCTACGATTGGATGACGGGCGGGGCCGGGGCCACGACGCCGTTGAGGTACCATACCTACAGCCGGCGGTACTGGCGCGTGGTGGAAGGACCGAGTGTACGCATCAAACTGATTCCGTGGACGTACACGCGCCATCTCCACGAACGACGGGACTACGACACGTACGAATTCTTCTCCGAAGTCGACGTATGGGACCCCCACGCCAATACCAAACCCGCTCATGCCGCGGACCTGGCCCGCATCGCGGCGTCTCGAGGCATTGCCGAGATTGAACTGCACTGCGGTCAGATGTTGTATTTGCCTCCTTACTGGTGGTACAGCGTGCAGTACCCGTCGGCCGGCACGGTCATTGTGGAACACACTTATGCGACGTACATGAACCGGCTGGCCAACTTGGGGGACCTGGGGCGGCATTGGCTGCAACGTTCTACGAGTTATTATACGACATTGCTACCATCGACCCGTGCATCCCGACAAACAGAAACCGTGTTGGATTCAGAACCTAACAACGACACCAATCGTCCTGTCGATGTCGTCGAACCTGAAGCGACTGCAGATGTTGAGCCATTGGACATACCATTGTAGCGTGTGTGTGTGTGTGTGTGTTGCGAACGTATCTAAAACTATCGCCTTAAAGTAAGGTGTATAAGAACGTCCATATTCTCCTCCCCTTCCCCCCTTCCAATTTCCCACTTCCTATATCCCCTCTCTGTAGGGCCATGTCGGCCCTCTGCGTACTGGACATTGACGACACGTTGATTCGTTTGTTGATGGCCTACTACCGCCCGTCCATGTTTGACGGATACAAGGGCAGGTTTGCGCCATTAGTTTCTGGCACCTATCTCCAGTCGTTGACGGGCACGCCGTTCAGCGATGTAGAGCGGTGGTCTGAGCTGGTTGCTGCCGACGGAAATGCGACCTACGTGGTGGGTGAGGTCACGGTGATTCAGGAGCGCCCCTTGATCGTGCGTTACAACGACGTCTCGACCGTGTGGTGGATTCAGGGCCAAGACCAATTGGATAAGTTATTCGACTATTTAAAAGCCTCGTCATTTTACCGAGTGGCGTTGTGGACCTTGGGCACGTTTCACCATGCACAGCGCATCCGCATCGTCTTGACGCGCATGTTCAAGTTGCCGAGGGATTTCTTCTTGTTTGTGTGGGACATGAAGGACGTGGTGGACGTGGATTATACGAAGGATTTGAATCAGGTGTACGAGATTTTCCCGGATTACCGGCCACATAACACGTTTTTGATCGACGACAACGAAAATAACATATACCACAGCCGCAATTACCGCAACGGGATGTTGATGCCCCCTTTTGGGACCCATGACATCATGTCACGGGTGGTCGTCACCCTCACCCATCTGCAAGATGTGTATATGAAACATCAAACCGATCCCGTCTGGATGGCCCAGCCACTGTTGACGAAAGACAAAATACTGATGATTTACGAGCGGGTTCAGAGATCGACGTTAACGTCGTCTACCCTGGTCGCGATAAGCGACGACGACACCATTGCCCGAATCGCACGGGACGTGATCGATGCGATCATATCCGATCTGAAAACGACGAATTCGGATTCAGAGCAAGTCGGCGAATAAATGTTCGGGTGTGGATTCGGATATTGTTACGTGAACTAACGTATCGATATCAATATAAAATAATATTGTGTGTATTTCAACACACACGAACGATTGGTATTGTAATCCATGAACGGAACCCTTCTTATATGTAAGCACGGCCCTCATACACAAAAAGTGACGGATTTTGTGGACAATGCGCACCTGTTTAACCCTCGAATCATGGACATGTATTTGGAACAGTATACCTATCCCACAAACGACGTTGTGCCGACGCCTCCCCCGAAACCACTGACCCGCATAGAAATGCTGCGACAATTTCGTCAAAGATCCGCGGATCCGCCGCCCACTACTTCTACCCCCTCTCCGACAAACCCTGTCGGGTGGGCTGCATCGCAGCAACAGCCAAACCCTGTCGGGTGGGCTGCATCGCAGCAACAGCCAAACCCTGTCGGGTGGGCTGCATCGCAGCAACAGCCGAACCTAACCGAAGAAATACGGCGAGCGCGTGTGCAAAAGTTTGATCCGGCACCGGAAATAGCGCCTGCCTCGCCAGAAGAACGGTCCTTTGTGTACGACGATATACAGCACATAGTTACGCATACATACGACAATGACATCATCGAGACCCTTCCGGCCAACTTGGAAAAATTGGAAATACGCACATCTCGTTTGCGGATGTTGCCTACCTTGCCGCCGTCCATCCGGTCCGTCGCGATTCATCACTCTCGGATCGCCACATTGCCGGTCGACCTCTCGCATTTGACCCACTTGACGGAGTTCAAACTTCTGAACACGTGTATCCACACAGATGACTTGGATCCGATGACGACCGTGTTTCCACGTGACACCGCTATTTTACAAGTGACTTCGCGTTGGCGCCCCCTCCGAGATCCGGTCCGCCAGATTCTTCCCATTCATATACCGAAGAGCAAGCGGGCGGTACTTCGAGAAACGAACCGTCCTACCGCGTTGCAAAACGGGCAAACGGTGCATTTGCCGTCGGTCAACGCCTCAGCCCTCAAATCCTTTGATATTATTCGGCAAGAAGCCGCTAAATACCCGCCTCTCACGGATCCATCGGACGAATTGTACCGTGACCCACCTTCGCCCCCTCCCCCGTCGGCAAAAGAAAAAGAAGAAAAAGAAGATGTCGGTGTAGAAGTACTACCCATAGACCAAGGTATAGAAGACATAGAAGACGGACTGCATTACACGAATGTCCGACCAGACGACCCGGTGCCCCATGATTCCCATAAAACCTGGAAACAATGGTTGTATGATACGTTTACGTTATCTTGCACTCGAGTAAGCGAAGTAATCCCAAAATCTGTGGCTGTGTTGCCTGCAAAGATGAAGAATGTGGTGTTAAAGTCAGTCATTAATCCGATGGTAACAGTAGCGACTACCGCGTCTAAAACCAAATATTCAGAAGAACGTGCCACGGTGCAGTATTGGTGCAGGGTGGAAACGACCCACCAACTGTTTGGTACCACGTTCGCCGAGTTACTGGAGATGGTGGTGCGCATTGCGAAACATCATCCCCAGTCGTCCGACGTGTTGGAGCGTATTCGCATCGAACTGAAGGACGCCGAGGGCAAGTGTTTCATGGGCCGGATGAACCGGCTCATCAACGCCCTCGTGGGGTTTGTAGACGGCGTCTACGTGGGCATCTCGTCCCGTGAACAGATACAAATGGAGATTCAACAGATTCTACAAAAGCTGGTGAATGAAACGGCGACGAAAGAGGAATGCCTGCTCGAACTGGAGCAGGTATTTGAATCCACGGACGCACTTACCCCCCAGGAACAACAATCCTACCGCAACGCGTTGGAAGAATGGGAATAACCATGTGTTTGAACGCGGTTAGTAGCACCACCATTTAGTCCTCGTCCTCGAGGGCCTCCGTGACTTCGTGACCAATCGCTTGAGCGGCAACATCGACGGCCAACAGTTTGGCGGCATCGCCCCAGGTGAACGCACCCTGTTTCGGCATCGGTTCCGCCGGTCCGGGCGCTTGCGCGTAGACGATTTGGGGTGGTGGTGCCTGTGGTTGTGCATAGACGATTCGCGGTTGAGGTGCCTGTGGTTGTGCATAGACGATTTGAGGTTGCAGTGCCGCCTTCCGCCGCTTAGCGCGCGTCTTCTTTCTCTTCGCCTGGGCCTTGACCTTGTCGACGGCCTTTTTGCCGCCAGTGCGCATCGTCGTGGGGCGACGTGTGGACCGTGTTCGCTGAGCCTTGACTTTCTGACTACGACGACGTCCGGACATGCTTGTTCCTCCGAACCAACCTTTGCTATAGGATTGGGCGATATCTTCTTGAGTATGGGCCGACAATACCCGGTGCAGGATGCGTTCCTGTATTTTGTTGACCTCGTAAAATACGATTTCGTCGTTGACTTCTACATCTCCTCGTCCATTATCACTGCTAAATACCAGGAATACGTGCCACCCTTCGGACAACGGATATTCTTCAGTTTCGATCATATTTTCAATTCTAAAACCGTCCATGCCGGTGGACAAGTTGCCTTTGACCGAGGGGTCGGGCTGAACGTCGCGGAACACGGCGTACCCCAACGTGTCCATCGCTTCCAGTTCATCGTCTGCGTCTTCCCGGAATTCGTAATCTATCAATAATCGTACGAACGTACCGATGGCCTTGCCCGAATTGATTTTGGCGGCCGGGGGGTTGGGGTTGGTCACATTCAGGTATTGGATGCGGTACCCCTGGCCCGGCACCAGTTTGCAGTACGGCACTTCTTTCATTCGGCTTGTTGCCCCTTTTACTATACAACTATACAATGTGTATGTGATCCAAATCACCTACACATCATGAGATTTCTATACACATTGTTTCAGCAACTTGGTCACGTTTTCCACCATCGCGTCTTTCACTTCCATAAAATGTTCCTTGTCCACCTGCGACAAGATGATTTCGACCGCCTTTTCAATCGTCGGCACCTCGTCGCTGTGATATTTCGTCAAGTAGTAGACCAAGAACGGGATGCTGCGTTGGTACCCGTTGTTGCAAAACACCAAGACGTTGCGTATGTCGCTCGTCCGCGCAATGTCGTCGATCTTCTTGCTGTAGGTGTCATACACGGCCACGTCAACGTCCATTGTGTGCGCTTGACCATGCGCCAGCACGTCGTAGGGAAACTCGGGAATGGCCTGGTTCAACTGCAGAAAATCGTCGGGCTCCGGCAAGATGGCTAAAATATGCTTGATTCGGTTCTGCTCGATGACCTCGGGGGTCAGCTCGGTCAATTTGTCTGTGATGACCAGGTTCCAAATGATGTGGTGGACGTTGGTCGCCGGCGACGGCACGTAAGGCACGTAAGGCACGTAAGGCACGTATTCTTGGGGCATAGTGTAAATACGAAAATCATATACATGGTCTTTATGTTCATTCTCAAATGAAAGTATAGGAACATGGTATAGAACGCAAAATTAGTCATGCGTACTCCCAGTCGTCGCTCGTCGCGCCGACACCCCCACCGTAACCGACGTACCACTGCCCGCCGTGGTGGTGCCCCTCAGACCAAGAAGAACAACGCCATGAAGAGCCGGATCGTGCACACCTTTTTGGAAATGCTCAATACGGTAAAACTGTACCACTGGCGCACCCATTCGTACGCCGAACACCGCGCCACCGACGACCTTTACGAAGAATTGAACACACACATCGACCAGTTTGTCGAAGTCTTGTTGGGCAAAGACGCTTCTCGTATTCGTATGGTCGACCGACGCATCCAACTGATGGACGTGAGTACCAAGACCGATTTGCGCAAGTACATCTTCGAATGTCGCGCGTTTCTGGTCGACATGAACCGGTATTTTGACGCCAAACAAGACAGCGATCTTTTGAACATACGCGACGAATTGCTCGCCATCTTCAACCGATTCCTGTATTTACTCACATTCCGGTAGAAGGGCTCGGATTATGTCCGGATTCGATTCATATACTACATGGTATTGGGTGGGTGGTGATGGCGAGCATCCCGCGCAGTTCGGGGATGTGTGCCGTCCCGGGCGGGTACCGGCCACGCACCACGAAGTGTATATGACACATCCACGATTTGCGCACGGCGAGCACCCGTTGACGTTCGCGGTAGACCCGTCGCCACGTTCGTTGGACCAGGCGGAGCCACACGGTTTTCAGCACCACTTGCGACCTCGTCGGGTCGATTTCCTGCATGATTTCAATACGATTCGTCGTGGGTGACACCCGAACCAGGCGGTCGTAGGCCATGAGGGTGGGGTACGGGTACAGATAAAACAGAAAGATGTGTATTTGGGTACATAGGGTCCATGCCCACGTCCTCCCCCCGACGCCATCGTGGCCGGTATAACAGGTCCCCAAGACGTACAACGACGCCGGCCGCCGCCTTTCCCGGTCGGTCGGGGACAACAACATCAACGCCTGGTTGTAGCGGTGAATCTGGTTCAAAAAAAAATCTTCGTCGTCGTCGTTCTCCAACAAAGTATCGTGCGCAATGTCTTCCCATCGCCAATCGTCCGAGTCCGACCCGTCCCGCTCCATGTCGTCGCGTTGATATCGCGTATGGGACATGGTCAACGCTGGTTCGTCGCTGCTGTCACTCTCGTTGTCATCGTCGTCCACTAACCGCATCCATAGGTGGTCGTTCATTCACCTCACGCAATGCGTCACCGCTTTTACCCTGTTCTCTATTCTATCACACATGTATCTATACGTTCATCTTTGTATGTCGTTGTCGGCGGCGGCAGCGGCAGCAGCGGCGTTAGGTAATGGTCACGAATGGTCACGATTACACATACAGACTCTGGTTCATGACAACGTATTTGAGGATACGCGCATCGATTTGAGACATTTTGTTCACGAACCCCAACGCGGCTTCGCCGCGGGCCTCGGCCATCGCCGTCAATTCTTTCACAATTGCGGAGACTTTGAGTACAGCTTTGCTAAAGTCGCCCAACGAAATGCCCCGTTCGACCAAATCCACCTGGACAAACCGTTGGCACTCGGGTTCGGTGGTCAGCGTGGCCCAGGTCATCATCGGGGCCACCAGCGTCGTCTGTACCGCGCCGTCGTACACGATGCCCGTGCACAATCCCCGCGTATGTTCCTCGTCTCGGTAATGTTCATAGAGCTCGACCACGCGGCGGTACAGTCCCGCCAACCGCGAGCCCGGGTAGGCGGAGCAACCCGGGTCGTCGTTGGTCGACGCCTCGCCGCCCGACACTTTGACATCCGTGAACATTGCCAGCCAGCCAATCAGTTCGTCCACGTCGTAGTCCTGGAAGCGCGTTGTTTCCTCCCAGAGACGGGCCATCACCAGAGGATGTATTTCTGCCATGGCCGCGGCCACCTGCCCCCGTTCGGTCAACGTTGTCCCCGTCAACGTTGTCCCAACCCACATTTCGCCGTCGGTCGTCATGAACCCGTCGTCCACCAGGATCCGGGCGATGCCGTCCAGTTGCCCCGAAATAGAGTGTTCCAGGTCGTCGAGGCGCGCCTCTTCGCGTTCCAGGTCGGTTTCCCATACATCCATCTTGTGGACGGCCGCTACCGCTTGCGCAAAGGTTTCCTTGTCCCATTCGCCCCCGCCCCCGACAGCGCAGCAATTGCCCGCTTCGCGGGCTACCCCGCCCCCGCCCCCTTGAACCAATTTCTCGCGTTCCTTGTCGGCCTCGAGCTTCCGTTTGAGGGTGGCTAACACCGTGTATTCGGGGGTCATCAACTGCAGGTAGCGGCGGCACACGTCCCGGGGCACCGAGGCAATCCGCGTGTCCGTGTCCATTTCGGCGCGGTGTTGCGCGATGCGGGCCTCGATTTCCTCGACGCGGTGGCGTTGGGCGGCCAGCGACCGTTGCAGTTCGTCAAAGGCCATCGACCGTTTGACAAAGTTGCCCCAGTCGGCGCGCGAGGCGTGTCCGCTGTTCACTAAATTCAGGATCCAGCCGTAGGAAATTTTGAATTTGGACACCAGGGTCTGCGGCCGACCGTTCATCATCGCGCGGTAGTCGGTGGCCGTCGGCAAGTCAAAGAGGTTGCCGCAGTGGACCACGTGCCCCACCGTGTCCAAGCCGCGTCGCCCGGCCCGCCCGGCCGCCTGCGCGTACTCGTGGGCGTACAGTTGCCGCGGAACGTTGCCCCCCTTTCCGTCGTACTTGTAAATACTCGTGAAGATGGCGGTACGGATGGGGCAGTCCAGACCGATCGAAAACGTTTCGGTGCAGACCAGCAGCTTGATGTAGCGTTTAGAGATGAAGAGTTCGACGATTTCGCGCAGCACCGGCAGCATGCCGGCGTGGTGGATGCCGACCCCTTTTTCTAAAAGTCCGACGAGCGTGTCGTATTCTGGCAACTTGAGGTATTCTTGAAAGTTGGGCAAGCGGCGCACAATTTGTTCGCATTCGCGGCGGGCAATGTAGGGGACTTTGGAATCGAATTCCAGGAGGTTCACCGTGATGTCGCGGGCACACACTTCCACCTGTTTACGGGAAAACACAAAGGCGATGGCGGGGAGCATCTCTTGGTCGCGCAGGTGGGTCATGAGACTGTTGAGGACGTGTTTGCGGGGGACCGACACGCGTTGTTTGCTGAAGGTGTCGACGACCTTGGCCGCTCGACGGTACATGTCTTCGTGGAACTTGCCGCTGGCGTCTTGGAGTAACAAGAGACGGTCGGTCGATTCGCGCATTTCTTTGGCGAGGGTGGCGTCTAAAGCTCCCGTTTTCCCCGGATTTGATTTAGGCGGCGGCGGAGGCGCCCCCCGTCCACCCCGTCCACCGCGCCCTCCGCCCCCACGCCCTCCTTGCGGTGCCGGTGGTGCCGGAGCCTTGCCCGATCCTGATCCTGATCCTGATCCCATCATATTCTTGTTTTTATACAAGGCCTCGCTGTTGGCCAAATACACGTAATGTGAGAGGGGGACTTGGCGATGGGTCGTGGAACACAACACCGTACGTTTGTCCGGACGGGCGTGTTCAATCCAGGTCGCAAACCCCGCAGGGTTTTCCAAGGTGGCCGACAATCCCACGATTTGGACCGTCGCGGGCAACATCATCAAACAACCTTCCCATACCTTGCCCCGATCAGCATCGTTGATGTAATGTATTTCGTCAAAGACCACGGCGCCCAGTTCGTGCTCTAAATCCATCTGAAACTGAAGACCGTTCCCGGGTCTCTCTCCGGCCTCTCTCTCACTATCCACCGCACTCGCACTCGCACTCGCACTCGCACTCGCACTCGCACTCGCACTCCCCCCTACTACCGATCCACGCAGCAGGTAATTGTACAGGATTTCGGTGGTCATGATCACCACATCCGCCGTGGGGTTCGTCTTGATGTCTCCTGTGACCAAGCCGAACGACATTTCCGGGTATTTGCGGCTAAACTCATAAAACTTCTGGTTGCTCAGTGCCTTGATCGGCGAACAGTAGATGACTTTTTTGCCGCGGCGCAACACCATTTCTTGCAAACAAAATTCGGCGGGCAGCGTTTTCCCCGAACCGGTAGGAGCCGTCACAAGGACGTTCTGACCGGCTAAAATACCCTCAATGGCTTGTATCTGAAACGGACTCAGCGCAAACCCGAAACCGTATGTGGCATCGAAATCCGTCATAGATGAATGTCTTCGGACTCAAGGATTTATGTATATGTGTCTGATGATGAGATGATAGTATCTATGGAGTTTGCCTCAGATCAGTGCTCAATTTTACACGAACCACCGCCTTCTGTGGACCGCCTTCTATGGACCGCCTTCTATGGACCGCCTTCTGTGGACCGCCTTCTGTGGGCCGCCTTCTATGGACCGCCTTCTGTGGACCGCCTTCTATGGACCGCCTTCTATGGCCTTCTATGGTTTCTATGAAATCCTTCTTCCCCAACATTGTTCGTATAGAAATCATAGAACTCCAGAACCCCACTCTCACAAGACTCTGTATGTGACGCCTTCTATGACTGCCTTCTGCGCTCGCTGCGCTCGCTGCGCCAAGGATTCGCTTCGCGAATCCCCGGTTGGCCGCCTTCGGCGGCCTCAGCCGACCGAAGGTCGGCCCAGGTTGCTTCGCCGACCCGACTCGCGCGAGCGTTAGCGAGCGCGTACACTCTACCTTCTATGACTGCCTTCTATGATTTCTATACGAACAATGTTGGGGAGAATGGAAGAATGATTTCATAGAAACCATAGAACTCCAGAACAATCCTATTTCATTTAGCTACATGTAGCCGCGTGGCGAACCAATGGTCTTTGAGTATCCACGGTGATAGGTGCGGGGCTGCGCCCCGCACATGAATCGTACCCCCGGAGGGGGGATACTCGCCGCAGGTTTGGAGATCTTGGGCGTGCATAGAACATAGAACCTGCTAATTCCTTTGTGCAAGTATCCTATAGAGTTTTCGGGTTTAGCGTAAAATCATAGATAAAAGATGTCCAGCATGGCCGACGCCTATTACCCCCCGCAGATTCCCGACGGGGTCTACTACGGCCAGAATGCCCGCCTGGATACCCTCAACGAGGCCATGTATAAGAGAAACGTGCCGGACGTCCCGTTGCGCCCCAACCTGGACTCGCGCAGCGTGGGTACCCATTTCGTGCGGTTCCCGGTCCTCCAGGAACATCGGGCGGCGACCGTGCCGTTCAAGACGTACCCCGAGTACTCCCCCCACGAGACATTCGCTCCGTTGCAATCCAGCGGTCCGTCGGACTACTTCCGGGCCCACATTGATCGCGAATCGATCCTGCGCAACCAGTTCTTTGCTCTCCAACACGGCGGCAACCAGGCCGTCTATGTTCCCAATTCGACGAGCGATCTGTACCGCGTGACGGTGCCAGTCGCGGCACAGAGCGGGCAGCCCCACGCGCCGCAACCTTTCCCCGCGCTGTTCCAACATGCCGTGTGGTCCACCCCGATGCAGACGACGACCAATCCCTACATTGACCAGTCGCCCCTCATCGGCAAAGACATGTTCAACAACTGCACCCAGACCCAGTTGCGCGGTAGTAGCATGTAAATAGCATTGTGATTGTGTCGTAAGAAAGTATACGATACAATACTATGGACCATGTCGACCACGACATTGCCGCAATCACGGCGAACATTTTCGACGCCATAGAAGCCGATGATTTGCCGGCGTTGCGTACCAACGTCACGCGGTTGCGCGAGATACCAGGTGCGAACCTAAATAACGTCGTGCACCAGGGCGAGCCCCATCATCTGACCCCTCTCCAATACTTTTGCTACAATCACGGTGATCATTCTGTGACGCGTTCCGACCTGACCATGGCCAGGTATTTGATCGACCAGGGGTCCGACGTCAACGCATCCGCCTCTGGGGTGGCTCCGATCCTTTACATGAGCCCGGAGAACGTCCGAGTTCTTTCGTTGACGAATCTGTTGCTTCGTCGCGGGGCCCACCCGAATGCGGTGTACCCCGACGGACGCGGACGCACGCTTCTTTACAACGCTGCCTCGGACGGTAACCTGGCCCTCGTCAAATTGCTGGTCAAACGCGGCGCCAACGTCGATGTCGTGGTCGAGCGCAGCCGCGGAAGTACACCGATTCTTGCGGCGGGGCTGCAGGGTAACTACGACGTCGTCGTGTATCTGTCCAAACATGCTCATTTAGAAGACTACGAAGACGAAATACGCCGATATTACACCCCCGGGGGGTTCATCTATGACGAGGAGGAGCACTACCCCCACCTTAAGGCCAACTATAGGAAGATCGCCGACTTCTTTGGGAATTTTTTGGCGTCGCAGGACCGGAAGCGGTGGGAGAAACGACGTGCCATCCACCACCTGTCGCGGGTTCCCCGACTCAATACGCGCGACATCAAGTACAGCATCGCCAGCTATTTAGGGCCGTCTAAACCGACCAAGAACCAGACCCGGAAATCGACCAAGGGGGGTCACCGTGAAAAGACGCGGCGGCGAACGGAACGAAACAAAAGAATAATAACATAAAAACGACACCACCTCAGACCATACAGTATATAGTAAGTAGTATCATGTCACGCTCGTCGTCCCCCCGAAAATCGCGTCGGTCCAAGACTAAGGCTTCCTCATCCTCGCGCCCCCCTCTACCGCCGGGTCCGGCTGTAGCCGAGAAAGTACCCCCCCCTCCGTCGAAAGATTTTAACGTCAGTACCAGAAACCAAGAAGGGGGGGGCGGCGTCGTGAAAACACTCGGCGACGGCATCGCGTTCGGAGCAGGATCTGCGATCGGACACCGTATGATGGATAGAATATTTAGTACTCCTACTTCTTCGGTGCAACAGAGTCCTACTAATTCCCCCGCCGTTTCTGCAACACTCTCCTCTTCCCCCGGCTCTTCGCACACACCGGCATATGGGTCTTGCTGCAACGAGTTTCTGGACAACTACCTTGCTTGTATGAAAGCGGGTGAATCCAATTGCCGCACGCTGTATGACAAATACTGGAATTGTCGCGAAACAACGTCTACGTTCACTTATACTACCGGATGACTGCCCATCTGGACGGAGTGGATCCCATAGAAGTCATAGATGGATGCACGTAGTTATGTAAATAGAGGTAATGTGGGGTCGGCGTGTAGATGATAGGCAACGCGCGTGTCGTTGTCAAGTACCGCAATATATCCACATTGTGTGAGGTCCCTTCGATGCCCATGTGTCGGTACTGCGGATACAATTGTCGTATTTGGGTGAGAGCGTCCAGCCATCCTCGTCCGAAACGTTCTTCTGTCAATGAATGTTTCGGGTCCATCAAACATAGACTTGCTACGGCCGCCAGAGTCGCGGACTCGGCCGTTTCGCAAAAGAGGCGCACGTCTTTGAAGATGTAGTAGGCCACCACCGTCGCCTGGAACTTTAGGGCAAATACGTAGTAGGTCGGGGGGGGTGCGTCAGTGCCTTTCGCGGCCGTGACGGCGGTCACCCAGCACTCCGGATAAGCGACGCAACCCGGGGTGCTCCACTGACCCGGGTCGGGCAACAGGACCGCGTCGAACACGGGCGCGGCCATGAAGACGTCCGTCATCTCGAGCAGGTCCCCCCCGGATAACATGCGAACACAACGATAATGCGGATCGTCGTGATTCCAACTATCCGAGCCCTTCTTTTTCCGCCGGCGCGCCACCGCTGGTATCGCCGTCAGGTCCATTCCCCACGACGTGTATTGCAACCACGGCACGACTCCTGCGCACGGCGCACCTTGCACACATAGAACGGTGAGGTTGACGTCGGGGTTACGCACGCGTTGATGGAAAATGTGGGTCTGAATGATTTGGCGGATGCGCGCCGGCGTGATTCCGCCCAGGTAGTCCAGGTAGTAGGCCGTGAGGGGAGCATGGTAGGAACCGGCCAAACCCTGTTGGGTGGGCTGCTGCTGCTGCTGCGATACAGCAGCCAAACAGATGGACCGTATTTGAATTGGACGAGACACGACACCGGCCTCTATGGGTTGCCGGGTAACCGTGATGGCCGACGATTCGCCGCCCCCGTCGGCGTCGACGACTTGTATGGACCGTTCTTGATACAAGGATACCCAGGAAGGCGCCGATGTCCCGGACAAGAGGGAATGCAACGTGTCGACAGTGACCGTGGCAAAGGTGTCATCTGCATCCGCTGCCGCGGCACCACGAGGAACATGGGCTTGAATGAAATGTACCCACTGTTCGCGCAGATCGTCTGGCAAGTCGGCGTAGGACCAGGTCCGAACGTGCTCCGGGCAATGGTATTTGTTTTTGGTCGGTCCCCGGCGTTGAATCGGAAATGCCTCGGTGTACGCGTACCGCCATAGATCGTAAGAATGAAATACGGGTTGACTGTTCCAAAAAGGGTAGCGCATCTTGATGTAGGCGAACCATAGAATCAACGACGCCACCAAGATCATCCACCCCCATGCCACCAACAGTGTGTATAGGGAACGGAGTGCTTTCGTGGCTCCCCTGGCCGCACCGCTGCCGGCGCATACTGCTAAATACGCTGCCGTCTGGATTTGGCTCCACAGCCATAGAATCATGGACCTCTATGATTCTATGTGGACATTGTTTCTATGGGTTTCTATGGTTGGTTCAGTGCGGACGTTCCAAGACAAATACGTGTTGATAGGCGTCGCCGAGACATTCGCTGAGGTCAAATTGCCCGTGCACGATGAATCCGGCGTACTGGGCGCGGTACACGGTGTCGGCCAGCCCCGTCATGTAGAGTGTCTGTTCGTTGACCCGCACCTGACGGGTCTTGGCGTCGGTAAACGTTTCTTTGACGATGACTATTTCGGGCACAGAAAAGTCGTAGGAAGATTGATAGACGAAATCCACGAAATCCACGTGGGCGTCGGTGACGCGCACATCGTCGGCCACATGAGCATTTCCCACCGTGGTCCGCAAGAGTGTCGGTTTGGCGAGCGGCGGGACCGGGTCGAACCGGTCGCGGTCGGCCATCTGCACGATCAAAAACGCGTTTGGCATCAACCAGTAGTATAGGTTGCGGAACAGGGCCACCTGGTCGGGACAGGTATAGAGTGTCGTGCCCGTGAGGAAAATATGGGTAAACGTGTGTCTGTCAAAGGTCATGGGGGACAGGGCGTCCCCTTCGATGACCGGCAGTCCGTCCCGTTTGGCGGTCGCCACGGCGGCGGGGGATCGGTCCAGTCCATAGATGCTGGTATAGCCTTTCGTATCGCGCATGTATTGGACCAAAGCCCCCGTGCCGCAACCCACGTCCAGTATCACGCTTTTGTCTGGGGTGGCCTGGGTCAAACGTTCCGCGGCGTCGAAAATGTATTCGGCACACGGACGGGTGCGGAACAGCTGGTCGTAGTAGGCCAAATAGAATTCGTCGTAAATGTCCTGGTTGCGCTTAATCAAAAACTGTTCGTTTTGCTGAAACTGGATTCTGCCGTCGCCAAACCCTTCTTGACCCAGACCTATCATGGCCCGGTTGCTTGGACCTAAATATTTCCACGTATGTCCGAGGACCCACAGGGCTCCGAGCACCATGAGTAGGGCGATAAGCACCCGGTGAAACTTGGCGGTGGCTAACCAACGGGATACGGACGCCATGGTGCGCTGCATGTTCATAGATAACATCAATTACACAATATTTACAATATTGATCGAAAAGAAAACCGGGTCATTGCTGCGCCAATGATCTATCAGGCGCCTCAGCCTCTATGGGGGTGCTTAGGCGTCCGGATTCAAATGTTCATCGGTGTAAACGGCATAAATATTTACGGTGATACTGCAACAATCACGCCAATGATGTCGCAAATGCTGCCGCCCTCGTCTTCCTCCGGTACGGCGATCGCGGTGACGGCCAAGGACGTGTATCGTGCCATGCTGTTGAGTCTCTTGACCCATCCGTCGTTTATGGAGATTTCGCGTAGCACGTTGTCCCAGCCACCGCCGCCACCACCTCCCACTTCGTCATGGTTGTCGAATGACGTTGAGAAGAAAGAACGGGTGGCCGTCATCATCGATCCCCGGTTCGACGATTTGATGGAGGCAGTCGTCCGCAACCACATGTATTTTTTGGCGCCTCAAGGATGGAAGTTGATGATATTCAGCGATGCGCGGTACGGTTCCCGCATTGTCCAGACGTTTCCCGGGTGTCAGTTTGTTCCTCTGGATCCCGCGATGACGTATCTGGACGACCAGGGCATCCCGAACATGACCCGAGAGACCTACAACCGTATGCTCATGTGCACCGCGTTTTGGACGCAGCTTCCGGGTGAGGACGTGTTGATTTTTCAAAAGGATTGCATCATGTACCGCATGTTTCCGGATTTTTTCGTGCAAATGTACGATTTTGTGGGCGCCAACTATTTCCACCCGCGCGATCAGTCGCCTCGGTACGGGGGAATCAACGGCGGCCTGTCGTTGCGGAAACGCGCGGCGATGATCGAGTGCATCGAGAAGGTTTCCCCGGCATTGATTCACCGTTACCGCCGTACCATGTGGAAGAAATACCACCTCCACCGCGACCCGATGGTGACTGACCAAATGATGGTATTGGAAACGATGCACGAAGACATTTTTTTCACCCACGCCTGCGAATTGCTCGACAAGCGGGTGCCTGACCCGTTCATGCGTTCCTTTTTTTCGGTGGAATGTGACGCTAATGCGGAGGCGTCGGGACACCACGGATGGAACAAGGATTACCACCCAATGGAGGCGGTGCGCATGCTTCTTACTCGGTCCGAGTTCTGGAATCAATTGGTGTCTATGGGCAACTTGGACAGCTACGTGCAACGTGCCCTCCATGCCCATGCCGCCGCTGCCCCCACGTTCGGGTCCCTCGTCGCTTCCGCTTACCCGGTCGGTGGTAATGCGTTTAATGCGTTTAATGCGTCCATGTCTGCTGGCAATATTCTCCGTGGCTGGGTCGAACTCGTACCTCCTCGTGCCCCGCCGGTGCAACCTCACCCACTGTCACCCCTCATCCCCTCCAAGGACACCTATATGAATTTGAAATTGGAATCCCACTTGACCCCGACCCGTTTGCCGAAGCCGATGGACGGTCTCACCCATGTTTACTATATTAACTTGGATCGGTCGTCGGAACGGCGGGGGGCAATGCAGTCCCTCTTCCGCGACCCGTATTTTGACGGTGTGCACGTGGAGCGCGTTGCGGGATGTGACGGGAGGAGCGACTCCCTGGACACGGTGCTTCGTTTCGTCGCTCCCTGTACCCGGAATCCGCGTATTAGCGACATTGAGTACGCGTGCACGGTCTCGCATTTTCGGGCCATCCAGCGGGTGGCGAGTATAGTGGATACGGACGATCTGGACGACGACGCATATGCACTGATTGTGGAGGACGACCTGTCCCTCGAATTTGTCCCGTATTGGACTCAGACCATCCAAGAGCGGGTGGCGGGTGCCCCGTCGGACTGGGAGGTCCTGCAGTTGTCGTATATTCCCGTGATGGACGCCATAGATGCGAGTATCATGTACAACGTGTGGCAGCCGCTTCAGTACATGTGCGGAGCCGCCGCGTACTTGATTCGACGCACGGCCGCGCGCCGTCTCATGCGTCAGGTGGCCCGTCCCGACGGCGGGTTTGAGCTCAGCGGGCCCATTCTGGCCGAGTTGCCGCACCAGGCCGACTGGCTCCTCTATTCGGTGCTACGGACTTACACGGTGAACCCCCCCATGTTTACATACCGGGACAGCAACGATTCGCACATTCACCCGGAACATGTGGTGCATCAGGCCGAATCCAAGGAAAAGACCAAACGCGTGTATTTGGCGTCAGCGCCCCCGTTGAAAAATTGAATAAACACGTATTCTATATGTATATACATCATCATTCGGGAGTATGGACACTACCAACCACGTGATCAGTTTGTACAAGTCGCGGCAAAATCTGTTGAAGTTATTGGAGGCGCAAGGGTACTTGGTGGACGATCACCGTGATTTCAGTATTCGGGACGTCTCCATCATGAATACCCACGAGCAGCTGGACATGTTGTTGCAGCACGGGTCGGGTGCCCAGAAGGTGTATGTGAAATATTATCTGGGCAAAACGCTGCGGACCAACGTGTTGGACGACTTGATCGAGGATCTCTTTGTGTTGGATGAGGTGCTACGCAAGGAGACGGATACCCTCATCATCGTGACCGAGGAGCCGAACGACAGTCTGCAGGCCAAGTTGCGGTATACCTACGATCATCAGGGTGTATTTGTCGTTGTCCACAACATCAAGCGCCTGCAGTTCAATTTGTTGGAACACCAGTTGGTACCGAAGGTGACCCTGCTGGACGCGGCCGAAACCCAAAAACTGTTGGAAACGTATCGCATCAAGGATTTGTCCCAGATCCCGGAAATGTCGCGGTTCGATCCTTTAGCGCTGGCGATGGGAATGCGCCCACGGCAAGTATGTCGGTTGCGTCGGATCAGTACCACGGCCTACGAGTACGATTACTATCGCGTCTGCGTCTGACGATTGTATAAGGATAGTATAAATAAACCCATTCTGAAATGACCACTGCATGGGGAAAAAACGTGGGGAACGTGCCGACCTACACGCCCACTACTTTTTTTTGGGCCGACCCTGCTCACAACCCGTACGCGATTGACTTTGGCACCTATTGTGTCCCGATGTCGAGTTCTATGTTAAAATATCAGGCCGACTGCAGCAGCAACTCGGACGCCGAAAATAAACATGAAAACTGTTACAACGAAGCATTGTGTCAAAACTACAACCAGTCGAACGAGATTCTGCAACGTTCCGGCAGCGACGGTCAGTACCACGATCTGCAGGTTCAAGTGCAGTTGGAACGGGTTCAGTTGATGAATACCGTGGTCGGGGGACTGGGCATGGTCATGCTGATATTTTACTTCCGGAGATAGTATAGAACATTAGAACATGGATGAAATCAAGCGAGTGGCGCAGATTTACAACCAGTTTGACGACTATTACAAGGCGTATACCCAATTCGAACAGTGTATTGAAAGCAAGGGAGGCGTCGCGCCAATGACTTTGAATCCAACTTCCAATCTGTACCAAATCACAGATGGTAGAACCCCTCCTCAGGTCATTGCCACCTACAACCCCACCACCCATACATACGCCAGTTCGTCTAACATGTGTGACGCCAGTGCCAGCGCTCTCAATACTGCGTATAATAGTTTAAAAACGACCTTGTCCGATACAGTCTCGACTTCCAGTACAACCTCGACGCCCCCCCCTTTCGCGGAGGTGCAGACAGAGCACCAAAATGTAGAACGGCTAAGGACGTCTTTGGACCTCCAACTGTCGGACATCTACCGGCGTCAGGGACAAATTTCGGGGTTCAATGGTCCGGACGTGGACGCCACGGTAGTGGCCAGCGTGTTGTGGACCATCTTGGCCGGCGGGTTGGTCTACTACATTTTCGTAGGCCAGAGGTCTATTCTTCGTGCGTGATCCATCCACACCCACCAAACACGTGTATCAAAATCAAATACACATGTTCTTATGAAATTCATCGATATGTATACTATACCACACGTAGTACATAGACATACCGTATATGAGTCAATCCGGGGGTGTACCAGCCCCGACCGTCGCGGCGACCACATCCGGTGGTACGGTCAGCGATTATTACCAAACCAGTGTGGGTACCCCGGTAGCGGTCTATGACGCCACCCATCGCTACGAAACCTACAATTATTCGATGTCCCATGCGACCCTGAGTAGTCAACCTGGTCGTCATACCAACACGAAGAAGGACGCCACGACGTCCGTACCGGTGGGGGGTGATCTCGGGTTCATTCAGCCACCCACTTCGTCCCACAGTTTGCCGATTACTTTGACCGAACTGGATCCCAACAACGTATTTGACCGGGCTACGGCCAACTACAATGTCACGATGTACGCGGCCGATTTACTCTTTAAGCAACAACAGACCTATCAGGACGGTAAGGACGACGCTTACACCATGATAAACAACTACCAGTCGGGGGGGATTTATACGGGTAATTTTGACAACGACCCCCTCTATTTTGTGCGCAACCCCCAAAAGAAGACGCAGGCGCCTCCTACTGAAAATGCTTACGCGTCGGTGGAGATTTTTAGCTATTTTGTTCCAAAGGTGGACGGCCAGTACCGTTTGCAGTTTCTGGCCACGTCGGATACCAAGGCGGCGGGTCTTTTGTGGGTCGGCGACACGGCTTTAGTCAATTACAAGGTTCACAACGCGGTTTCGAATTTGCGGGGCGGTCAGAGCGACGTTCTCACGCTGCGCGCGGGGCAACCGTATCCGTTTCGCATGCAGGTGGGGGGCAAGTTCAGTATGGCGGCCATGATGCATTTTGCGGACGTCTATTTGAATGGACAGGTATTGGGGTTGATTGATACCATTCACCAGGTGTTTGCGATCCACGAGGTCGCGACAAAGTTGCCGTATGAACCGATTCAGCTGTACTATGCCCTCACGACGTCTCCTTCGACCCCGATTGGCGTGTATCATTGTCTGGTGACCCCCACGTCACCGAGGAACAATTATGCCAACAACGAGGCCTTGCGCCAGAGTCGCATGGGAGACGGTCGGTACCGTATCGTGAGCGTTCCCCTGACCACGGTGAGTCCCTCGGCAGCTCCGAGCGGTAACCTGGCGTTTCACTTCCGCAACGACGGTAACTTGGAGTTGGTCGACCTGGCCGCGGCGAACCAGGCCATTACGGCGGCGGGCACTCCCGGGGCGTCGATACCCACCCCACCCACGTTGCTCGCGCTCACTCATTTCAATAACAATGTGGCGTGTACCGCCAACGGCGTGGGGTTCGACGCGGTCCCGGATGTGCAGGTGAACGGTATTTCGATCGCGTCTGGGTTTACGTCCACAGCAAAGACGATGACCGATCCGGTGTCGGGGGTGTCTTACACACAGTACGCGTACGGTTCGTACCAGGCGCCGGGGGGGGCGCCTGCGACCGAGGCGGGCACCCAGTACACGCTGGTGTACAGTTTGGGGGGGGAGTCGCGCACGCTTCAGTCGTCGTTTGACAGTCCGAACCACGTGGTTGTCAATAACATGGACAAGGCCGTGCAGTGTCACATGACGCTGACCTTTGGGCCCGACGGCAACTTGTCCGTGAACGACACCCAAAAGTCTCTATGGTCGATGTTTACTGACCCTCAGTACAGTGGTATGGTGGCCAAAATTCAGAGTGACGCCAGTGCGAGCGTGGTGAATCCCGCGTGGTACGATACGTATTACATGTCGACGACGAACACCCAAGGAGGACCGCTCCACACCCTCGCTGCGGGCCAGTATATGGCTCCGTCGTTGTCCCAGACACAATTAATATCCCCCAATGGTAAATTTCGTATTGTGATTGAAGACAATGAGCTCGTGTTTCAGTATTGTATATTGGCCGACATCTCGGGGAACAGCGCCATCACTGACCCGGTCGCGACCCCGAACCGTTACTATTTGCATGCGGTCGAAACGCAGGACGTGCGGTTGGGCAAAACGTTTGCTGTCGATGTGAGCGCCCACACGATGAAGTGGATGCCGGACCCGTCCACCCTCTTACCTTCCATCTTGTTGCCCGGCAACAGCTTTACGGGGGTGGATGACGCATACCCGCCCAACGTGACTGGCGCGGAAACGCGGTACCGGCACTTTGCGAACATGGACGCGAGTGCGTGCCAGGCCCAGTGCCTCGATTCCACCCCGGGATGCACCCATTATTATTCGTATATGGATGATACCGATGCGTCACACTGCACCGTGGGCATGGGGTACGCCCCCGTACGGCAGTACCCTCAAACCAACGTGGCTGCGGTCAAGGCGTCGAAACTGTTTGTGCGAAACCAGACCGTGGCGACGCAGTGTACCCCGGGTAACCGGGCCCCGACCGTGTTGCACGTGGACGCGGTCACCAGCTCCGCTGCCGACCCGGTGGCGTGGTCCATCGACCCAACGCCGTACGCTCCGCCGCCTGACCGCGAGGGACCCTGTGGTGTCGACGCGATTTACACGGCCTACAAGCAATTTACGACGTCGCCCCCTCCCCAACCCGTACACGAATCGTTTGTCTCGCACAAGGGCGGATGGCGCGAAGCGTTTACTTCCGCGGCGTGTACCCCGGGCACCGGTTACAATCAGGCTCAGTGCATCGCGGACCTGAGCAACGGGTTTGCGTCGTTGGTGTCTTCCCCGGCTGCACAAAAGTACTATACCCAGCGGTTCGTAGATGTGAGTGCCAATTACCAGGACATTTCCGGCCAAATCGTCCACTACAATACTTTGTCGAGTAAAGTGAATGCAAATGACAATGACACATACCAGTCCATTGATGCCGACGGCAACTTGTTGCTCGGTGATCCGTCCAATCGGCCGAATTCGACGCGTGCCGCGACCTTGGAACAGGTGATGATGCATGATACTCAGAAGCAATTGTTGGCCGAGAATCAAGCGTATATGATTGCGACCGTGGTGGCCGCATCGTTGTTTATCGGAATCTTGTTGCTTTGATCTTTGACGCCTGATATACAATATTATCGAGTACTATACATATAGATTCACTATTTGTATTGTCAGGTGTGTAAACTGCATGTCGTTGTTCAATTACGAAACCGGGTATTTGAAAGATTCGGCATTGTTGACGTTGCCGGCGTCCAGTACCTCGCCGACGGCCAGTTCCCAGGTCACTGTGCTGCAAAATACATTAACCAGTGTAGATAGTGCGATCAACAGTAACGTCTATGCGGGGGTGGTGAGTCAACAGGACGCGGTTAAAGGCATTTTGGACCAAGAAACCGAACGTTTGAATTTGAAGAAACAGAGCATCGAACAGGCCAAGTCCGGCCAAGACCGTGTATTGACGATGAACGAAAGTTATGTGATGCGCAACCGCGAGTATCTGAAAATCCTCATTGCGACGTGCGTCATTTTAGGCGCAGTGGCGGCGACTTTCGCACTTCAGGGCCAAGATCTCATACCGTCGGGTATTTCGACGCTCTTGGTGGTGGTGTTGCTGACGGTGTGGGCGATTTACAGTTTCAATATCTATATGGGTATCTTGGGACGCGATCCCATCTATTTCGATCAAATCACGGGTCCTGCCGTCCCCAACTCGCGTGCGACGTCCACCGCTTCCGCCACGTCGGGAACGGGGGGCAACTTGCTGGCCATGGCGAATCTGGGAGCGTGCGTCGGCAGCACGTGTTGTGCCCAAGGGACGCAGTGGGAAAAAGCGACCCAAACGTGCCGCACAACGTGCCCAACGGCGACCCCTTTATGGAACTCGACCACCGGAGCGTGTGTTGCGAACACGTGTAGCACCGGCGACAATGCCAACAAGCCAAATTGGAATGCGCTGACCGGTGCGTGTGTAGAGGCGTGTCCCGCAGGCCAGGTATGGGATTCAGATTACTATACCTGCACTTCGGTGTCAAACCGTCCAACCCAGGTCGCGTCGTTCAGTACGATGGACATGGCCTACCAGAACGGGGAGATGCCCGCCCCGCGCAAGACCCTGTATGCCGGGACGCCTCCTTACGACCCGCAGCAGCATTTCATGAAGTTGTAACCGTAACAACAAAAAAAAGAGGGTTTTGATGGTTTCGGGGCGTTTTTTATGTTTTTGTACGTATCCATTCTGTGCTCAAGGTCTGCCAGTTCGTCGATGAGCTGTTCTATCTCTGAGCGTAGCTGTTTTGTGCGTTCTTGGAAGTGTTGCAACGTGTGCGCGGGAAGGTTCTCGTAGGATTCGGTAGGCATCGCCCCTCCCAACAACACCGACGACCAAATACTGTATATTCCAATTGTTTCTTTATGTTGTTTTCCGCCCCCCAGGTCCCGCGACCAACGCGACCAAGACGGGTTCTGGAAGGGTTGGCGCCAGGAGGTGGCCATGGGCGCGGAACACGGCTTCTTGCAGGTTGCCGTGGTGGTTCATATACGCTTGGTTGACGTGGCGATTGATTTCTTCTATGTGGGTCTTCAGTATGGCGGAATCTGGATAATTTGCCAGGATCCGTTCGCTCATGTCGTAGTACCGATCGTACATGACGCGGTCTATGTGGACCAATCTTCGGAACCCATCCAGGTACCGGCGGCAAGCATCGATCTTGGACAACGGACGACCGCTGATCGCCGACGCTGTCGAGTACTCTGGCAAATTGTCGTCGGGAACCGACTCGTAGTCGTAATCGTAGTCGCCGTATCTGGCCATGATGATGTTGACCGTGACAACGACACCGTTCAAAGAAAAATGGTCAATTTTCTGGCAAGCAATTCAATTCAAACCAAAAAATTGACCTAAAGCACCCACCCATGAATCCATGTATAGGAATCCTTACAACAACCTAACCAGAATTCACCTATTTGAATCATGGTTACCACATATATCGTGCGCGATCCGGAGAATTTTCGGGCCAATGTTCGTGCTAAAATCGCCGAGCTCTTTGCGCATGATCCGGAGGCGGCGGCGTACTGTGATCGTGACAACAACCCACTGTTTGTCAACATAGAAAAAAGCCTCTTTAACTGGGCCGTCCGGGAGGCCAAGGACAAACAGTCCATCAGTATCCAGTGGGACAGTCCAAATTTCGTGCAATTGTACGTGGATCGGCTGCGCAGTCTTTACCGCAACTTGACGGATTGCCGGGCATTCATGCTTCGTATCGCGCGCGGTGAGGTCCCGCCGGAACAGGTGGGGTTCATGAGTCACCAAGAAATGAACCCGGAACGGTGGGACGACATCGTGGAACTGAAAAAGAAGCGCGATGCGTCCAAGTACCAGTCCAATTTGGTGGCCAACACGGATTTGTACAAATGTTCACGGTGTCGGTCGACCAAGTGCAACTACACGACGCAACAGGTGCGCAGTGCAGACGAGGCCATGACGGTGTTCGTGACCTGCCTTTCGTGTGGCAAGCAGTGGAAATGTTGATTGTGCGCGCGTGAAAATTGATTATTGGTACCCCATTATCAACACAAACAGACAAACCGAAATAATTGCACAGCCATGCAACAAAGTTTGGTACGAGGTAACATCGACATCATGCGTCACATATTTGAGTTTGACGGCACCTACCGAGAACGGTTCACGGACACCGTGCTCGTCTCCATTTGGCGATGCGTCTGGGAAGACTACCTGCGTAATCTGACCGACCCGTACATCATTGCCGTATTACGGCATTTGTTTGAAGTATGGGGCGTTTCTAAAACCAATTTAGCAACATATCAACCGAACATTCAGTTCTGCCGGCGTCATTACTTTCCAGATCGAATGAATGCGTTTGTTCATCGCAACTGGGACGGTTCTGTCAACGTTTTAGTGTACATGCAGGTGAATGGTCAAACCACCCGGATGACCCGGGCTCGTGTGCTCACCCCGGAAATGTATACCGACGAAAGCGGCCAGGAAATCGAAAGCAGCCAGGAAATATCGCCCAACGACGACATTGTGTACGAAGACCCGGATTCGGGGTTTGTAGTGTGCGTGTAAGCACGGCAAAGATCAAGAAACCTCAAAAAAACAAAAAAAATGGACCTACTAAGCTCCATTTTTTTCATATAGCATTACAGCATCGCTCGCATCATATCACAATATTTCAAAATCGGTCAAGCGCCAGTATTCGACGGCGCCGTGGGGGAGTGGGCGCTTGATAATGAACGGTATTTTTCGCTCGGCCAATTCTTTCTGAGCAATCACATACGCATCAATGATGTGGGGTTCCAACGGAATCATCGGCGGGGCCCCAGATTCAATCTGTTCAGCACGTTTGCCTAAAATCGTCGCACGTTCGTATTTGGTCAAGAATGGGAGGGTTTGGTGCAGAGGGTCCACAATGGTCCCGTGTTCGTCGCGCACAACTCGGGCCAAGGCGTCGATTTCGTCGGCATTGTGCAACATCATCTCGGGGTGGTAGTCTTCGATGATGTTATGCTTCAATGAGTCGTCGAATTTTTTGAAATAATCTTCGTCTTCTTCGTCGTCGGAATACACCAAATCGTCGTCGTCGTCCATGTCCGAGGGAATATTCCTCGGACCGATGTCCTTCTCCGGCCTGTCTGGGTCGAATCCCATGTCGTCCATGTCCATGTCTATGTGGTCTTCCCCTTCGTCCTCGTCTTCTTCCTCTTCTTCCTCGTCGTCCTCTTCTTCCTCGTCGTCGTCTTCGTCAACGTCGTCGTCTTCGTCGTCGTCTCGCCCGGGCTTGGATCGACCACGTTTACGTGGCGCCATGTCCTCAGAATCGTCGTCACTGCTCATTGCCAAGAAAACGTCATCGGCGTCGTCGGATCGTGGCTGCGACACCGGCGTCTTCTTGGTGACTTTGGACATCTTGGACATAGGTAAGTAATCTGTCTAATCTGTCTTATCTGTAGTTATCTATATTTACGTATATGTTTATGTGACAAGATTCAATTTTTCATCATCATCACCATCACCACACTTCGTCGCACACGGCACACATATAGAGGTACTTCAGGTTGTCTTCGTCGTAGCGAATATACAGGACTTCGCGGTCCTTCTCGTTCGTGTGTGTTTTGCACTGGATATTTGGACAAGGCAGGTTGTACATGCGCGGTAGGGTAGGATCCAATTTCGTGTAGGGATTGACAATGTGCCGAAACGTTTTTTGCGTGGACTTCAGGTGGGTCACCAGCACGCATCCCCCCTCTTGCGTAATACTGTCGTCCTTGTGTCCGCAGTTTCGACAGTAGTGGGACAACTTGTTCGGGTTGTCCTCACTGATGCTGATATAGTACATGTTGTGGCATTGCGTACAGAATTTCATGGTGGTCAACGCAATACGAATACCAACAATAGGATAAGATACGTGGAAGTTGTTTTATATCGGTGCGGTGCTGTCAATTTTTTTGTAGGCACAAAAAAATTGACGGACAGAGAGGGGGATCGTACCGAAAACGATAAACCTCTCCATAGTGTAGAAGAAAGAACGGTAAAAGACGGCCAACGTTTTCCTACTGTACAGTACCTATATCGATCCTTACCCATTACCGAATGAAGAAAACGATGCAACCACCTTCCGCTGCGGCCTACCAGCAATTCATGAAAGCTCATGCGGTGAAAAAGGACCCGCAGGCAACAAACACGCGCATCGGCTCGTCGGAGCACGGGGTGTATGGCGGCACGTACCGGATCCCGGACGACATATATAACTCTGAATTCTTACGTCTCTATTATCACCACGTATTTATGCATCATCAACCTGAATATTTGACAGAAAAACAACTGGATCAACGCGGGCCCATCTTGGTCGACATTGATTTGCGCTACGGACTCGAAGTGACGCGTCGTCTCCACACCCCCGAACACATCCATGACCTGATCACCCTCTATTTAGACGAGCTCCAACAGATGTACCAGATGGACGACGATACCCCCCACATACCCGTATTTGTCATGGAGAAACCCGGCGTGCGCCGCATCGAAGACAAGGGGGTCGTCAAAGACGGGTTGCATCTCATCATAGGTGTCCAAGCCGACCGCACGGCACAGGTGCTGTTGCGGGCGCGCGTCTTGGCGAAGATTGCGGCGGTGTGGTCCGACTTGCCGATTACCAACACCTGGGCCGAGGTCTTTGATGAAGGCATCTCGCGTGGTCACACCAATTGGCAGCTCTACGGTTCAACTAAACCGGGGTGCGACGCCTACCGCCTGACCTACGCCTACGACGTGTATGTAGAACAGACCGACGACTTCTCAAATAGGGAACGGGGGGGCAAGGTGGTCATGGATGCGGTCGACGGGGCGGCGGCCATCTACGAAACTGAGCAGCGCGTCTTTGAATTGTCGGCGCGGTACCCGCACCACCCCACCTTGTTCATGACGAGCGCGTTTCGGGAAGAATACGGCCGAGCGACCACCGCGAGCGCCCCTCCCAGCACGACCCCGACCACCGCGCCCCGTCCAGGTACGGCCGCGTCCAGTGGCTATGGTCACATGGAATGCATTCCGTTGGAAGAGTTGCTGCACATCAGCAACCACGACGAACTGGCGGCGGCTCTCCAAAATTTCCTGGATTCGATCGAACCGCAAGATTACGAACTGCGCGAAGCGTACGAATACGCCATGGTGTTGCCTAAATCGTACTACGGCCCCGGGTCTTTTACCCAGTGGATCCGGGTGGGCTGGACGTTGCGCAACATCTCCCCGCGCCTGTTTGTGGTGTGGATTGCCTTCAGTGCCCAATCCGACGACTTTTGCTTCTCGACGATTTCCACCGATTTGTGGGAACGCTGGCAAAAGTTTGACCTAAACCATCCCAACGGACTGACCAAAAAATCGCTCATCTTTTGGGCCAGGCAAGACAACCCGGAAGCGTACGAACGGGTGCGCAACCGCAGCGTCGAGTTCTACATTGATTCGACGTTGGACAATGCAAACTTGAATTCGTCGGGCACCAGCGACCGTGCCAAAGGGTGCGGTGACTACGACATTGCCACCGTGCTTTACCACCTGTTCAAGAACGAGTACGTGTGTGTCAGCGTCAAGGCGAATATTTGGTACCGTTTCCGCAACCATAAGTGGTCCGAGATTGATTCGGGGACCACCCTACGTCGGGCCATTTCAGAAGAGCTTCGGGCGGCATACATTGCTAAATCGCGCAAGTTGCGGTCCGAACTGATACGTATGCGCGAAGCGGCCAACCTGGCGGCGGCGGCGAATTCTACTGCTACGCCGGCGCCGGCACCCGTCGCACTTCCTCCGCCTCCTCCCGCCCCGTCTGCTCCTCAGCCCAACGCTGCCTCCGACCTGACGTCGCGTCTCAAGTTCATGCAACAACGTATGGAGACCGTGTGTTCCATCATCGAACGTCTGGCCAAGACGTCGGAAAAGAAGAACATCATGACCGAGGCTAAAGAGCTCTTCTTCGACGGCCAGTTCCTGGAACGGCTCGACACCAACCCGTATTTGCTCTGTTTCAACAACGGCGTCATCGATTTCAAACACAAGATCTTTCGCAAGGGCATTCCGGAAGACTGTGTGTCCAAGACCACCAATATTCACTACGTCCCGCTCGACGCTACCAAGCACGGGAAAATTGTGGCGGAGATCGAGGACTTCATGCACAAACTCTTTCCTTGTCCGGAATTGCATACCTACATGTGGGAACATTTAGCGTCTACATTGATCGGGGTCGGACTCAATCAGACCTTCAACATGTACATTGGTATTGGACAAAACGGCAAGTCGGTGCTCGTCAACTTGATGGAACACGTCCTGGGCGAGTACAAGGGCGACGTGCCTCTCACCATGCTCACCCAGCAACGTACCAAGGTCGGTGGGCTCGCTCCCGAGTTGGTGCAGCTGAAGGGGGTCCGGTACGCGGTCATGCAAGAACCGTCCAAGGGGGACCGCATCAACGAAGGCATCATGAAACAAGTGACCGGTGGCGACCCGATTCAGGCTCGCGCGCCGTATATGCCACAAACGTTGTCGTTCATCCCGCAGTTCAAATTGATTGTGTGTTCCAACGAGTTTATGGAGATTCGGTCCAACGACCATGGTACGTGGCGCCGCGTGCGTGTCGTCGACTTTGAGTCGCTGTTTACCGAAAAGCCGCGCACGGACGATCCGCACAAGCCGCACCAGTTCCTGCTCGACAAGAAGTTGAAAGAGCGGTTTCCGGAGTGGGCGCCGATCTTTGCGTCGATGCTCGTGGAACGCGCCTTTGTTACCGGTGGGAATGTCACGGATTGCGAAAAGGTGATGAGTTCGAGCAACAAGTACCGGGAGCGCGAAGACTATATCAGCGAGTTTCTGCGCGATGTGGTGGAACCCTCGGCCACCGAGACGGTGGACAAGGCGCGCCTGCGCAACGAGTTCCGCGAATGGTTTGCGCATACCCAAGGCGGGAACTACAAGAGTAAGTTGTTCAACGACGTCGTCACCGAGATGGAGCGTCGTTACGGCAAGTTGGAGGGCACAGAGTTCCGTGGATGTGTGTTTAAGAAAAAGTCTGCCA